TGCAAGTATGGGAAATCGGGATGTCCCGTTCGGTTGATGCCTACGCAACTGGACATGTTCGCGTGAACTACGCCGAGTTCGTTGCCGCCAAACTAACGGCGTCGCCGCCTACCGGGCTGCCGATTGACCTTCTCCCGTCAGTTGGATTGTTTCCGCATCAGGTCGATTTGACGCTATGGGCGCTCCGACGTGGCCGTTGTGCAATCTTCGCGGACACGGGGCTAGGTAAGTCTCGGATTCAGGTCGAATGGGCCGATACCGTCTGCAAGCGCAAGAATGTCGATGCGCTTATCCTCGCGCCGCTCGCGGTCGCCGAGCAAACGGTCGATGAAGGCGAGGCGATCGGCGTTTCGATCACGCATTGTCGCGACGGCTCGGACGCGCAGCCGGGCGTCAACATCACGAACTACGAACGACTGCATCGATTCGATCCGCAACGCTTCGGTGCGATCGTCCTCGATGAGTCGTCGTGCATCAAGCATCAGGATTCGAAAACGTTTGCTCTGCTGTTAGACGCCTTTCAGCGGACGCCGTTCAAACTGTGTGCGACGGCTACCCCGGCGCCGAACGATTGGACGGAGCTCGGCACGCATGCCGAATTCCTGGGCGTGCGCTCGCAAGTGGAAATGCTCGCCGAGTTCTTCGTGCATGACGGCGGCGAGACGCAGAAGTGGCGACTCAAGGGCCACGCGCGTAACGAGTTCTGGCGCTGGGTCGCATCGTGGGGCGCGCTGGTCAGAAGTCCCGCCGATCTCGGTCGCGATGCCACAGCGTACAACCTGCCGCCGCTGGAAGTCTACGAGCATCAGGTCGATAGCGAAGTGACGCTCGGCAACCTGTTTGCCGTGGAAGCGCAGACGCTTTCCGAACGCAGGATGGCGCGCCGCGAAAGCATCGTCGACCGAGTTAAAGCCTGTGCCGAAGTCGTCAATGCCGACCGGCAGCCGTGGATTCTCTGGTGCGATCTGAACCGTGAAGCAGATGCCTTGAAAGCGGCGATTCCCGACGCTGTTGAGATTCGCGGGCCCGATGACATCGACGTGAAGGAAGAACGGCTCAGAGACTTCATTCGCGGCGACATCCGGGTACTGCTCACGAAGCCATCCATCGCCGCATGGGGCGTCAACATGCAGCACTGCGCGCGCATGGCCTTCGTCGGCGTCACGGATTCCTTTGAAGCGTACTACCAGGCGGTGAGGCGCTGTTGGCGTTTCGGCCAGAAGAGGCCTGTCCACGTCCATATCTTTGCGAGCGAGGCGGAAGGCGCCGTCGTTGCCAACCTGAAGCGCAAGGAAGCTGAGGCTAAGGCGATGGCCGAAGCATTGTCGGCGGAGACATTGGCCGCGGTGCAGTCGAACGTCTTGGGATCAGTGCGCGAGTCGAACGCCTATCAGCCAAAAACGAGAATCGCGGTCCCGCCATGGCTATGAACTGTCTCGATCAGATCGTCGGCGAAGGCTTCGCGCTGTACCACGGCGACGCAATCGACGTGTTGCGCGGTCTGCCGGCGGAAAGCATCGACTACTCGATATTTTCTCCACCATTTTCCTCGCTGTACGTCTACAGCAACTCTCCCCGCGACATGGGGAACTGCCGGGACGACGCCGAGTTCTTCGCGCACTTCGAGTTCCTGATCGCGGAACTCATGCGTGTCGTGAAGCCGGGGCGCGACGTTTCCTTTCACTGCATGCTGCTGCCGACCTCGAAGGTGCGACGCGGCTACATCGGGCTCTCTGACTTTCGCGGCGATCTGATCCGCGCGTTTCAGAAGCACGGTTTCGTCTTCCATTCCGAGGTGGTGATCTGGAAAGACCCGGTCACGGCGATGCAACGGACCAAGGCATTAGGACTGCTGCACAAGACGGTCCGCGGCAATTCCAGCATTGCGCGTCAAGGCGTTCCTGACTATCTCGTCACGATGCGCAAGCCCGGCGAATCTGCGGTCCGCGTTGAACACGATCCGCGCGAGTACCCGGTCGAGAAGTGGCAGAAGATCGCCTCGCCGGTATGGATGGACATCAATCCGAACGAGACACTGCAGTACATGAGCGCGCGCGAGCATGACGACGAGCGCCACATTGCGCCTTTGCAGTTGGAAGTGATACGGCGCGGGATCGAACTGTGGACCAATCCAGGTGAGACAGTACTGTCGCCCTTTGCGGGCATCGGGAGCGAAGGCTACGTGTCGCTGCAGCTCGGGCGCAGGTTTGTCGGCGTGGAACTGAAACGCTCGTACTACGCGCAGGCCGCGTTGAATCTGGACAATGCACTGCGGGAGAACGGTGATCTATTCGCGCCGCGCGAGCAGCAGGTGGCCGCGCTGGGCTGCAATAACGCCGGCCAAATGAAATGAATTGCGGCTGTGAATCCGGCAACCGATGGGAGTTTCATTTTGAATGCACCGGCTGCATGGCGAGGCATTACAACGATGTCCTTGGTGGAACGACAGAAAGAAACGTAGCACAGAGAAAAGCACGCTACAGACAGCTCGAAAAAGCATGGCCGGCGGAAAAGTTCGCGGAGTGGTGGAAGCTGGTCGAAGCGGAACGAAGAACGGAAAAACAGGCGTGAGGTTGCGTGAACTATTACGAGCGGTATTGCGGCGACTACGGCCGGGACACGGGGCATCTGTCGCTGACCCAGCATGGCGTGTATGGCGTCCTTTTGGACGCCCAGTATTCGACCGAGGCCGGGCTTCCCGGTGCGTATGAATCTCTCTACCGCATTTGCCGCGCTATGGCGAAGGTCGAGCAAGTTGCCGTTCGCAGTGTCGCTGATGAATTTTTCCCCATCGGCACTGACGGTCTTCGCTGGAATCGACGGGCTAGGAGGGTCATCGCCGAAGCGGTCAAGCGCATCGAGGCGTCGCGCAGCAACGGGAGGAACGGCGGCAGGCCAAGAAATAACCCAGCGGGAACCCGAGAGGAACCCGACAGGTTTTCCAAAGAAACCCGACAGGTTCCAAAACAGGAACCTAGAACTAACCCAGCAGAAACCCACGCTGGTAAAGAACTTACCAACCCCAGTCTCCATAAAAGCGAAAAGCAGAAACCTGCGCGCGCTGCGCTCGCGCTTCCCGATTGGGTTCCCGCAGAAGCCTGGGCCGACTTCGACGAGATGCGCAGAGCGAAAAACGCGAAGGCGTGGACTCATCGGGCGCAGGAACTGTGCCTCGACGAACTGGCAAAGCTGCGGGCCGCTGGCGATAACCCTGGTGACGTTTTGCGACGCAGCACGGCGCGCTCGTGGACGGGGCTGTTTCCCCTTGATCGCCGGAAGGCGGAGCGCAGTCCGGGCCGCGTCGAGCGGCACGCGGACAACATGGACAGGCTGACTGGAAAGACGCATGAGCGAACCATTGAAGGCGTTGCCGAGCGAGTGGATAAGCCGGCTCTTTTCGCGGTTCCAGGCGATTTACGGGAACCGGACGCAGACGATGTGGAAGGACGCGGACCCGGACGAAGTCAGGTCGGTTTGGGCGGATAGCCTTGCTCGCTTCGAGGCCGTTGACATTAAACGTGCGCTAGAAACGATGATGATGGTGGCTGCCTACGCGGAATACCCGCCCACGCTGCCGCAGTTCGCGGCCATGTGTCGCGACGCGAAATCCGTCCGCAATCAGGGGATGCCGAAAGTCGTGCATTGCTACGGAAGGCCTGGACCGGAAGTTCTCGCGATGATCCATGAACTGACAGCCGACCCCGTGAACCGTAAGCGCGATCCGAAGGATTGGGCGAGGAAACTCATCAAGCGGGATACTGATGGGGAAATGGTGAACCTTCACGCGCTGAATTCCGCTCGTGAGGCGCTTGGCCTATGACACCCGTCGCCGCAGAAATAGACGCCCTCGTGCGTGAACTCGCGGCCGAGCAGCTGCGACCCGATGACTTCTGGAAACCACGGTTAGCTTCGATTCTGGAACAACTTGCCGACCTTGAGTTTCAATCGCAAATGCAGCCTGTAGCAGCGAATATGGCGCGAGCGAGTCAGCGATGAAAAACATCGATGCATTAGACCGAGTTATCACGGGCAAGCGTGACGGTTTTGAGACTGCGGAGCGAAAAGCATGAGCGATGCGAACGACAACGCTGACGGCCATACGCCATGCAAGTGATCCACGACGAAGGGTCGCGGCCGGTCCACATCTGGACGGATCACGTCGAGGACTCTGCGATGACGCAGATTCGCAACATGGCGCAGATGCCGTTCCTGCACCCGCACGGCGTTGCGGTCATGCCGGACGTTCATGCTGGCATCGGCGCGACCGTCGGGACCGTTATCGCGACGCACAAGGCCATCATTCCAGCCGCCGTCGGCGTCGACATTGGCTGCGGCATGAACGCGGTGCGTACGTCTCTGATGGCTGATGACTTGCCCGATTCGCTCGCGGAACTTAGACGCGACATCGAGCGCGGAATTCCGCTCGGACCGGGCGGCGCGCATCGGAACCGTGACGCCATAAACGTCCCGCTGGCGGTTTGCGCGTCGGTCGGCGACAAGGTTGCAAATCGCGCGGCGAATCAACTTGGCACCCTCGGATCAGGCAATCACTTCATCGAAGTATGCTTGGACGAAAACGGCGCCGTGTGGGTTGTCCTGCACAGCGGCTCGCGTGGCATTGGCAACCGGATCGGCATGCACTTCATCGAGCGCGCAAAGAAGCTGATGGAGGAATATTTCATCACGCTTCCAGATGCAGACCTCGCGTACCTTCCGGAGAACACGCAGGACTTCCGCGACTACATCGAAGCGGTGAAATGGGCGCAGGACTACGCCCTGGAAAATCGTAAGCAGATGATGGCAACGGTTCTGCGGTCACTCACGCATCGCGTGAAGCCTTTCGACGTGACGCAGGAAGCGATCAACTGTCATCACAACTACGTCGAAATCGAAAACCACTTCGGGAAGAACGTCTACGTCACGCGAAAAGGTGCGATCCGTGCCCGTGACGGTGATCTCGGCGTCATCCCTGGAAGCATGGGTGCTCGTTCTTACATCGTCCGCGGTAAGGGCAATCCTGATTCCTACTGCTCTTGTTCGCATGGGGCCGGTCGGCGAATGTCCCGTGCCGCCGCGCGCAAGTCCTTCACGATCGAGCAGCTAGAGCAGCAAACGGCAGGCGTCGAATGCCGCAAGGATGCGTCGGTGCTGGACGAGATACCGGGCGCGTACAAGGACCTTGATGCTGTTATGGCGAATCAGGCCGATCTCGTCGAGGTCGTTCATACGTTGAAGCAAGTGCTATGCGTGAAAGGGAATTGAGCATGAGCGATGAACCAAACACCGTAGAACTGGAATCTCTCGTTGGAAAGCACACGCTGACCGCAGTCGGGAGCGGGACGGAGAGCATCAAGGATTGGTGCGACAGGTTCGAGGATTGCCAGTCGCTGACGTTCACGCTGGACGGCATCACCTATTCTGCTGTTGAAGACCCCGGACGACGGTTATCGCAGCAGCATGCGTTACCTCAAAGTGACGGACGCCAGACCGGAGTACGCCATCACGCCGCATGAGGTGATAGCGACCATGCGCGGCAAAGATAAATATGGCAGCGATAACGACGTCTTGGATTTTGCGGACGCAATCACCGGAAAGGTGGTTCTGTCGGTCGGCACCGCGGACATCGACGACTATTACCCCGGCTTTGTCGCGGAGTGGATGCCGCAGAACCTTGCCGCCAATGCGCGATAACCGAGGCGACCGTGGTGCAGCGGAGAGCATCGCAGGTTCCGATCCTGCAGACGGAGGTTCGATTCCTTCCGGTCGCGCCAATCAGGGCGACTTGCCTATCTAATGCGCCTTATCGGAATCGGCCTGCTCAAATTAGGACACTACCCGACATGGAGCCGAAGTGACGTTCCACTCCCGCTACGCTATTGGTGAGAAAGTATCTGCTATGGGATCACCAGCTACCGTCGTTGCAATTACCTTTCGCGAGTCCGGCGTGACGTACGAAGTCGCCTTTGCGACAGGCGGGGCGAACGGGCTTCTGGACGCAAGCGAGGTCGGTGATGAAATCTAGCCCCATCGCATCACTGCTGGGAGCGTTGGGCGCATGGAGTGTACTGACCGTCCTGATCGCGATTCCGCTGGCGCTGGCATGGCGGGTATTTCGTTTCGTGGCGGGACTGTGAGTCGTAAACCAACGGCGGCGCAGCGCGTTTACGACGCCATGATCCGGTGTGGGATGGCGACGGCGTTCGAGATCGCCATCGCCAACGGAATGAAGTTGCAGGTGGTCAAGCAGGCAATCGGAACGCTTAAAAAACGAGGGGTTGTCGAATGCACGCACTCTGCGCCGTCGTACCGTTTGCTCCCGAACGCAGCGAGACCCATCGACGGCCGCGGGCGCAGGAAGCGGTGACCGATGAGGATGTCGAGTATCACCTGGGAAATTGGGCGCGCTGGCACCGGCTAAGCCGCTATTCGGCCTTCCGCAGACTCTGGTATCCGGGCAGGGCCAGCGGCGGCATGGGCAACTCGGGATCGACGACCGTCGATGACATGTGCGAGGGACTGGACGACGATCATGCGCGGATCATGAACACCCTGATCGACGACTTGCCAACAACGCAACGCTGCGCCGTCCACTACATCTACTTGGAGGCTAGGGCGGTATTCAAGTTCCCGCGTTCCGATCTGGCGACGGAATACGCCAACGCTTTGGCTTCCCTGCGGACCGGCATGGTACGAAAGGGCATCGCGTGACCAAGAAACTCACCCTGCAGCAGCGGTGCTACGGCGCCATGCGCGAACTGGGTGGGACGGCGAGCGTTGCCGACGTGCGGGAGAAACTTGGCACGGAAGCGCGCATGGTTATCCACGCGATGGCCCGATTGTGCCGGCTGGGATTTACCGAGCGGCTGGGCCTCGGCCTGTACCGCGTGAGCGGAGAGGCACCAACAGGTGACGGCAGGGGGCAGTCTCCATCCAGTCAAGCCAACATCAGCAAGTCGCGGAAGTATCGCAAACTTGCTCATCATCCGCGCCCGATCCCGAAGCTGGAACTTGAGAAGGCGTGGGGCTGGATGCGTCCCTTTTCAGTGGCGACAAACAGCTTAGACGAGGACTAAAATACGCGCGTTGGTCACGGCGCGCCGCTATACGACATAGAATCTGCCGCGCGACCTACTCTTGTTCCACGATAAACAAACCCGCCGCGTGCGGGTTTTTTCATGTCCATCCCCATCGCCGGCTGCTATCTGCACTTCCGCTGTCCGGCCCATACCGTAGAAGGACATTTCGAGATTCGTCATGGTTTCGCGACCGAATGCGAGGTTCAGGGTTGTAAAAGGCTCGCCGACGGTTACTGGTATCGCGGGGCCAAGTTTGCCGATCTGCCGCGGGCTGATTGACGCCTACGCGGAGCTGTGTGCCGGGCTTCTCGCGGCCGCGGTCATCGCCCGTATCCGCGATGAATCGCACTTCTACCACTTCTGGCGTTGATGTTTCGCTTCATCCGCGACATCGCGTCAATCCTCACCAACCAAAGGACCATCATGGCCACGCTCGACGATCTGAAAACCGCAATGGCGAACGAAGACACGAAGGTGCAAGGACTCATCGCAGCCTTCAAGGACTTGGCCGCGAAACTCGCCGTCGCTGTCGCCGCGAATGACCCGGTAGCACTTCAAGCGCTGGTCGACGAAGCGAACGCGACCTCGGCGGCGATCGATACCGCGAATCCGCCGGCCGCCGCGTAATCACAAGGGCGTCTTCGGGCGCCCGCTTTTGAGGTAAGCCATGACCACATATACCGTCACCGATACGCAAGTCGCGCAGTTCCAAGCCGATGCGAAAGCCATCGCCGATGCAATCTCGGCGCTCGTCCCCGATCCGGTTCCGAATCCATTGCAAGTAGCACTGGACGCCGCGAACGCAA